AAGGAAAGAACGAAAGAGCAATGAACAGAATTGCAAACTATTTTATTTCAGGCAACGCATCGGTTCAATCAGAATACGATTCAGAAATCGATTACACTTGCATCTTTATTGAAGCATAACAACTAAAACCAAATAATCAAATGAAAAAACAACTACTGTACATCGCGCTTCTATTCGGAGCAATGTTAATCGCAGGAACGATTGACGAACAAACAAGAATCTTAGAACAACAACCAAACACAACAAACAAATGAAAGTAGAACTAATTCAAAAAACAACGTTGACCGATATGTACTACAAGATTGTAGTCAACGGAGAGTTTCATATGTCGTACAACGACTACGACGAAGCGGTGCGCGCTTACGACAAAATCAAGTCAGCCATTCCACGCGAAGAAGTAATCTTATCAAAAGAAATTTAAAACCAACAAACAAAATGAACAATGAAAAACATCTTTACACAACCCCGTTCTTATTTGAAAACGACGTTAAACTCATTATGGATTCAATCATGCAAACCCAAGATTATTGGGGTAGCAAGAGAAATGGAACACTGGCTTGGGATACGTTTTGTCAAAGTCGAATTGACGAACTTGAACCACTACTCAACAAACTTGATTCAACATCTTGGAAAGAACTACCAGAGCCAACAAAAGAAATCTAACTTTATTTGCGTTTCTTCGTCAGCGTCAGCGTACAACCTAACACACAACGAAGTCGCAGCCAACATTGAGAAACATCAAAAACTTTCGGAAGCGCGTTGGAACGACAACTTAATTGAATATATTTGTAACCACTAAAAATCAAATAAACTATGTACTGTCCTAAAATCACTTACTGCTTTAACGATGACGATATACGCACGTTGAACGAAAGAATTAAATCAATCGCAAACAACTACAACGACGACCGCACAGGCTGGTTTGAAGTAGACGAACAACAACACCTGACATTTGTAGACGAACAAGACAATATGTACACAATCAGTTTGCGCGGTCGCTTCTGGAAGAACGACGATCCTGAATTTGACTTGGACTACGTGACGTTAGAAAAGGACGGTGTTTCGTTTAGCTTCGACATTAACATTTTTGATGACCACGTGTAATGGGTTACTTCAAACGGATAAACGAACAATCCGACATTCACGACAGTCAGTTGAGGCATATCCAAAGCGACCACGAACTCGCTATAAAGTTCGAAGAATACTTAAATCAATTTAATAACAACAAAATAAACAACAACATGAGCATCATTGCACAACAAACAAACAACGGCGGCGGCGGACAAACAGTACCTGCTGGAACACACGTAGCACGCTGCTACCAAATCATTCACATCGGAACAATCCTCGACACCTTTCAAGGTGAGGAGAAGTTAGTTAACAAAGTTCGTTTGGTATTCGAACTACCTTTAGAAACCGCCGACTTCGGTAAAGGTGAACAACCATTCTCAATTGGTCGCGACTTTACTTTGTCTATGCACGAAAAGAGCGGACTGAGAGCCTTCGTTCAAGGTTGGTTAGGCAAAGCATTCAGCGACGCAGAAGCTAATAAATTTGACATCGCAACGCTGTTAGGTAAGGAAGGAATGGTGAACGTAATGCACCGCACCGCGAACACAGGACGCACCTACGCAGACATCAAAGGTGCTTCGCCACTTGTTAAGGGTATGACTTGTCCCCCATTGGTGAACTCGGCTTTCCTTTTGGACTACGATAGCGAAGATTTTGACTTGCGTTTTAAGATGTTACCAGAGTGGTTGCAAAACAAGGTCAGCACGTCGGCTGAATTTAGCAACCGATTGGACCGCGCTGCGGATCAAATGAACAAGGCAAAACAGATGCTTGAAAAAAGCGGTTTAGTTTCTACTGACGAAACAGACGATATGCCATTCTAAATAATACGAGAGGGTTGAAATATACCCTCTCTAATTTCAAAAACCACACAATCAAAACACAATGAAAAAATTAGTATCACTTGAAAACCGCGTTGAGAAACTACTTAAGAAGTACAAATTTCTCCGCAACAACAACAACGCACTTTGCGTGAAAGTTTGGGAACAACAGTTCGACGAACGCAAGGACATTACAAGCAACTTCTTTGCTATGTACGAAAGCGGCAAGTACGTCAGCGCGGACAACATCACACGCATAGCACGACTTGTTAAGCAATACAATCCAGAACTACGCGGAACAAATGACAAAGACAACAAGAAGAAAGCGCAACTAATCAAACCACTATTAAGAAAATGAAAACAAGAAAAGAATTTAACATTGCAAGAGTTCGTGAATTTTGCAAATTAGTAAATGAAGGAATAAAACCTCACCACGCATTGACACAAATGAACGCGTGTAGCGGTTACGTTAGACCACTAAAAAAATCGGGCTTATACTGGAAAGAAAAAAACGGAACGTATAAAGCCGTTGAGCGTATCCGAGCAGATCGTTATGAATTGTTTGTTAAAGCTAAAAACGAATACAACAAAATGAACTACTTAAAGTATGAAAAGCAATCTATTGAAAAGAAAAGGTCTTATACCAAATTCGTAAAACAAGCAACGCTTTTCAATCAGGCAAAAGAACCAAAACAAAAGACAACAATACCAGTTCGAAAAAAAATACAACTGTCCTTCATTCAACGCGTGGTAAAATCACTTTTTAAACTATGAACAAACAAATCTATAAAACGCCCTTCGGTCGCCTTGTTAAGATAAACTTTAAGACAATGCAGAACTTCAAGAACGTTCTCCGCATCAGCGATCCAACGGCACGACTTTACGTTACGCATCCAGAACGAATGAGAATCAAAGACTTCAACAACATCTGTTTGCACACAGGATTGTCGCGCGAAGAAGTATTTAGCACCTTTACACCAACCAAATTAATAAACGAAGAAAATGACTAACGAACAGATAAGAAACGAAGTGCTTGACATGATACCATTCAGACACATGGAACGCTTCGAAACACTTTGGCTTATGCTGACGCCACGCTACGAAAGATTGACGACGGAACAAATAAAGATGCAACAAGAACTGGAGAATGAACGTGAAATGTTTTGGTCAGCATTGGAAGATATAACGTGCAGCGTGTTGGGAATACCTTCGCAAGCGTTATACACACCAACAAGACGACGTGAGATTGTAACAGCAAGACAAGTTATATTCTTTCTTATTCGTCCTTGCTACCTTCAAAGCTACGAATCAATAGGGAAGCACTACGGCAAGGATCACGCAACGGTTATGCACGGAGTGAAGCAAGTAAGTTGGCAAATTGAGTGCGACAAGAACTATGCAGCCAACGTTGAACGCATCTGTTATTTATTAAATGATATGGGTTATGCTAAACCAATAAAATTTTACACTAAATTTGTCGAGCATCTGGAACATCAAAAACAAATCAAACTTAAAAAACAACTAAAAAGAAAATGAAATCAGAATTAATCTTTTGTCCGAATTGCGAAAGCAAAGAACTCGGAGAGCGAGTTGATGAAATCTTACGTGACCAACAGCTTGAAGATTGGGACACCGCCTACGAATTTGTTGACGACGAAGGAGAAATCAAAGTGTGCTTCGATTGTCAGGACTGGGACGACGCAGACGACGACGCAAAAGGTGAGGGTTGGGACTAAATAAAAAACAAAATGATGTTAATACTACAACTAAAAAAGAGAATTGAGATTCTCGAAGCGCAGGTTCAACAATTGTTGACAGCGCAAACAACACCAACGCTAATCGCAAAAGAAAAGAAGTCGCCATTTGTCAAACCAACTGTTGTTGAAATCTACGATTATGCCTGTGAGAAATTAAGCAACGACGACGCATTGAAATTCACCGAGAAATTCCACGCACACTACGAAGCAAATGGCTGGAAGGTCGGACGCAATCAAATGAAAGACTGGAAGGCTGCCGTTCGTAAGTGGGACTTATCTACCTTTGTAACTACAAACCAAACTACAAAAATCAAAAATGGAAAATTCGACTCCGATGCTGCGCAACGCATCTACAACGACGCTCACAATTACACAAAGGGTTGATCGTGCGGAACGTGAAAGCGCGTTTGTTGCCGACTACGAACTCCCTGCATTCGTTAAGTTATGCTCAAAGGTCTGCGCTATGTACGGCATCGCACTTCCTGAAGCGCAACTGTTGCAAATGTTGCATGAGTTCATAGGCAAGCACTTTCGTTGGGTTACGTTCGAACACTTCAACCTCGCGTTTGAATTGAACGCAGCGAATGAGTTAGACAAAAAGTGTGAGCATTATGGAGCGTTAAGCGTGTCGTTTATAGGCGACGTGTTAACGGCTTACAAACCACACCGCGACAAGGCGAACCTGCAAATTCAGAGAGAAATTGCGGAACAAAAAGAAGAACAAACCAAACAATTAAAGGAAAGCGAAATGGCGGTAAACGATGATAGCTGGAGAAGAATGCTTGCGGAAGACTTGCAGAACTATAAGAAAGGAAAATATACGGTCATTGAGATTCGTGCGGTGTCGCTTATGCGTTGGCTCGAAGAAAGCAAAATAATAAACGCTGAAACCTTCACCGAAGAAGAATACCGCCTTTGCAAAGCGAACGCAAAGAAGAACGTGTATTTCGAACAACAACTCGTTCAATCAATGGTTGACCGCATGAGCGACCGCAAAAGAATGTTGTTGAAGGAATCAATACGTTTCGAAGGTATGCGTGAGTTGTACAAATTATATCTAAGTAAACAATAAAACAATGGACACAAAAGACAAAATTTTAGCAGTGATTGGTTTTGTATTATCACTTGCGTTAAACGTTACGATCGTTGGCGGAATTGCCTATATTATTTATCACTTCATTACTAAATGGTGGTAAACAAACCATACAAACCAAACTACCTGCCGCGTCAGATTGAAGCGTTAAACTACCTGAACACCGATAGTATCGTTGAACAGTTGTTATACGGTGGCGCGGCAGGAGGTGGTAAGACGAAGTTTGGTTGTATGTGGCAGATTCAACGTCGTTTGAAGTACGCAGGGACACGTTCTCTTATTGGACGTAGCAAATTAGATACGTTGAAAAAGACGACCTTAAACACCTTCTTTGAAACGGCTGAGGAGTTTGGATTGATAGCGAATAAACACTACACTTTCAACGGACAATCCAACGTGATTAAGTTCTTCAACGGAAGTGAAATTGTTTTGAAAGATTTATTCGCATACCCTTCCGATGTAAATTTCAACAGTCTTGGTTCGTTAGAAATCACAGATTATTTTATAGACGAATGTTCCGAAGTAACAGAAAAGGCGGTGAGCATTGTTCACTCCAGATGCCGTTATAAGTTGAACGAGTTCGGGTTAATACCCAAAGGTTTCTTATCCTGCAATCCTGCGAAGGGTTGGTTGTACAATGAGTTCTACATGAAGAACAACCGCAACGAACTACCTTCACACCGCGCATTTGTTCAAGCGTTACCGCAAGACAATCCATTCCTTCCTGTTGCTTACATCGAATCTCTTAGACGCCTTCCTGAATACGACCGCAAAAGACTACTCGAAGGGAACTGGGAGTTCGACGATGATAGCGACAAGTTGTTTCAAACCGAGAACTTATTGCGAATGTTTCGAAACGAAGTAATCAATGAAGGCAAGAAATACATAACAGCCGACATAGCGCGTTTCGGTAAGGATAGAACCATTATCTGCGTTTGGGAAGGTCTAACTATCATTGATATAATTGAGCTCAACAGAGCAGCCATTGACGAAGTCGTGAACAAGATTCGCGTTGTAATGAAAGACCATTCTATTCTTCTTCAAAATGTTATCGCAGATGAAGACGGCATCGGCGCGGGTGCGGTTGACTATCTGAAGTGCGTCGGATTTCAGAATGGATCTAAACCCAAACACCCACAATACCAAAATCTGAAAAGCGAATGTTATTACAAATTGGCGCAATACGTCGAAGAAAATAAAGTCACTATCTTATCCAGTACGCGCAAAGAACAAATCGTTCGTGAACTCGAAATGATTAAGCGACACCGCGCGGACGTGGACGGAAAACTTATGGTCACACCGAAGGACGTTATCAAGAACCGCGAAGGTATTTCTCCTGACGTTGCCGACGCAATCATGATGCGAATGTATTTCGAACTTAATCCTTCTTATGGACAATATGTTGTCGGTTAGAATTATTTAGCATACATTTACAATATGGAAGCAAAAGAAAGGGCAGAAGAACTGTTCAACAAGTATTGCATTTATTTGCGAGCAGGTTTATTATACGATGACGAGGCAAGGGAAGATGCAAAGCAATGCGCTTTAATTGCAGTAGACGAAAGTTTAGAGTATGTGAATTCTCTTGATAATGATACAATAGAATTTCTTATGGATGTAAAACAAGCAATAGAAAAAATAATAATATGAAAAACACACCACTATACGAGTCTTTAAAAATGACTTACGACAGAGAGCGAGAAATTGTTAATTCAATTGCAACCTACTTTCAACAAGGTAAGATTCTCGGAGATATTCTTCTGGAACTTTCACAACGAAAAGACTTAAACGCAAAAGAGAAAATCTACTTAGCGTTAATGATTGGAAGTATGATGTCTAAACCAAACGAAGATGCAAACTAGTATTGATTGGCTTATATCTGAATTTGAAAAACAGATTCAATTTAGACCTGATTCAGAATTGGATATTTGGTTTAAGGAATTATTTCCAAAAGCTAAAGAACTTCATAAAATGGAAATTGAAAATGCTTATTTAGATGGAGATTCTAATGGTTGTGGTTGCTACGATTATAGCACAGAACAAGATGCAGAAGAATACTACAATTCAAAAAATTATATAACAGATGGCGCAGAGCAAAACTAAAAAAGGAATATGTGTTTACTTACACAAAGACCTGTGGAATGAGATTGACGAGAAACGTGGGGAGAATAGCCGCAACATTTTTTTAAGCGAAGCTATCCAGTTCTCAATGAAATTCTACATTCCTGAATCTAAAGTAAAATTGAAAGAACAAACGTCGACAAAATAGCGACGGTTGACGTAACGACTAAAGCGTGGTTTCTGCGCTTTTTTTGTTTCTCTAATTTCTTTTTATCAGCAGCGAGATTGTTAATTTCTTCGGTTAATATGTTTTCCTTCTGTTCATAAGCAACAACCACTTCTTGTAAGTTGTTTATTTTTTCTTCTTCGATGTTTAAT